ATTGGCTATCGTGGCCTCTCTGACCCTCTCCTCCTGGCTTCCTGGTGTACTACGTTCATCGGTCGTTTTCATCTTATCGATCGATTTGCGTCTGCTCTACGGCTGTCGGCGTCTCAACTTTCTAAGCCGCCAGCTCAAGACTTCCAGGTCAAAGCCTATCTCTACTCCCCTGTCCACGAACCCCAATTTCTTGGCTCTATCGTTTCAATACTTCCTCTCGGTCTTGGAGTGGTTAGCACCGTCCTTGGTGCGACCGCCCCCTCATTCTCTGACATTCGGCCCAATCCTATCCTCCGCGCTATTGCTCAAAGCAAAATTGACGCCACCACCGTCTGGGATGCCATTGGTCCCGGCCTCCGTGAAGCGATCAATTCCGTCCATGCCTGGTGGACCAAGACCCCTGAGAACCCGAACCCCCAGCCCTGGATCCCAAGTCTCTATGACCCCCTCCACGCACGAATGAAGACTTGGGCCGTCACCGCCTCCGCTATTCTGGAGAAACCTGAAGCCATTGGTCAAGATTTCAACACTGCACTCCGTACTAAAGCCCTCATGCAGCAATATGCGTCAATCAACGCTGAGTCTGTTGCCATTCAGATGCCCGCCCTCTACACTGGTCCTTTCCGTAGCGTGTATCACCAGCTCGCTGCGCATGAGTCGTCCTATCGTGCTCTGCTTGGTAGTGGCCGTAAGCTCCGTCCCCTTGTTGTCATTATTGTTGGACGGCCTGGCACCGGCAAGACTGAACTCGCCCCTGTCTTGCTCGCTCTCTTCTCTCGGATTACCCGCGGCACTCCTTATGCTGATCATGAGGTTTGGGCCCCCGATTTCTCCCAGGGCTTCGCCAACGGTTTCAACTCTGCCAAGCGTGCCATCGAGTGGAACGAGATTGGTTCCTCCAAGCACCAGACGGTGGCTCTTGCCGAAGGTCGCTTCTTCCTCCGCTTCTGTGACCGCTCCGCCCAGCTTATGAACAAGGCTGGCGTGGCCGATAAGGAAGACACGTACATGCGTGCTGAGATTCTCGTTGGCACTGCTATGATGAC